AAATAGATGCTAGTATTAACGATCTTAAAGAATACAAGAAACCTAATAGCAAATTTGAATATACTATGTTAAAAGGTACAGAAAGTGTAACCCAAACAACTTACGAAGAATATGACGAGAAGCCTAACAACAGCGATAAAGAACGAACTAGCGACTAATGATATTAGGCCTGTTCATCTTATTACTATTGGGTTTGCTACTCCTGTTAATATAACAGATTGCTCATTTGATTTAACTTCATCAGTTTCAGGCTCATCAGTTACTTATTCTGCTAGTGATTTTATTATGGGTGTTTCTAATCATACAGAAGAAACAGATATTACTAAATCAAGTGTAAGTATTAGTTTATCTGGTGCAGATCAAACATTTATATCAGTAGTGTTAAATGAAAATGTAATTAATGATTCTGTTACTATTTTTAGAGGTTTATTAGCAGATGATAATACATTAATTGCTGACCCATTTCTTTTATACAAAGGAAACATAGAAAGTTTTGAAATACAAGAGGGAGAAAAAGATAGTACAGTTGCTTTATCAATTGTATCTCATTGGGCAGATTTTGAAAAAAAAAATGGTCGAAAGACTAACAATACATCACAACAAAGATTCTTTAGTACAGATGTAGGAATGGATTTTAGTTCTCAAACAGTGCAAGACATTAAATGGGGTAGAGCATAATGGGTTTTGGTAGTATTTTTAAAGCTGTAACAAGTATTGCTAAATTTTTTGGTAATATGAATCCTCTAGTATCATTAGGGGTAACATTATTTTTAACTTGGGCATTAAGACCAAAAGTTCCTGAAATAGAAGATTTTGGTACAAATGAATTTGATGATTTTGAAAAAGGTATTTTAGTTAATAAACAATCTAATGACGCAAATATTCCTGTAATTTTTGGAGAAAGATTAACAGGGGGTGTTAGAGTGTTTATGGAAACTTCTGGCACAGATAATACTTATCTTTATATGGCAATCGTTATGTCAGAGGGAGAGATAAACGATATAGAAGAAATTAGAGTAGATGATAAAGCTGTTACTTGGGCAAGTGCATTATCAGATGGAACAGAAGTAGAAGTAGGAAGTGGAGATAGTAATTTTTATAAAGATTCAGAAAGTTTAATTAGAGTAGAGCCTCATTATGGAACAGATGGTCAATCTGCATCTAGTTTATTATCTACATTATCATCTTGGGGAAGTAACCACAAATTATCTGGCTTATGCTATCTTGCATTAAGATTTAAATGGAATCAAGACGCATTTACAGGAATACCAAAAGTACAAGCAAAGATACAAGGTAAAAAAGTTGTAGCTTACAATTCTAGCTTACAAGCACAATCTCCAGCTTATTCTACTAATCCAGCATGGTGCTTATTAGATTATTTAACAAACGCAAGATATGGAAAAGGGATAGCAATAAGTGAAATAAATTTACAAAGTTTTTATGATGCTTCACAAGTTTGCGTAACACAAGTAACACCATATACAGGTGGTAGTGATATAAATATATTTGATACCAATACTGCATTAGATACATCTCAAAAAATTATAGATAATGTTAGAGAAATTTTAAAAGGTTGCAGAGGCTATCTTCCATACACACAAGGTAAGTACAGTTTAATTATAGAAACAACAGGAAGTGCAAGTATTACTTTAACAGAAGATGATATTATAGGTGGATATAATTTATCTATTCCAACTAAGAATGAAAGATATAACAGAGTAATAGTTGGTTTTGTTGACCCAGCAAGAAATTATCAAGTTAATGAAGTTCAATTTCCACCAATAGATGATTCAGGATTACCAAGTGCAGATCAACACGCAACTATGAAAACTGCTGATGGTGGTTTTTTATTAGAGGGTAGATTTAATTTTAAAACTATTACATCACAGTATCAAGCAGAAGAAATGGCAGAAGTTATTTTAAGAAGATCAAGAGAGGCTTTAACATTAGGATTAAATGTTAGCTTTGATGCTTATGACTTGGCCATAGCTGACATAGTAAATATCACACATAGTTCTTTAGGATTTTCTGCTAAACCATTTAGAGTTATGGGTATTACTTTTAATGAAGATTTTACAATAGGATTATCACTTGTTGAATATCAGGCTAGTCATTATACTTGGGCAACTAAAACACAAGCTACAGCAACACCATCAACTAACTTACCTAATCCTTATACTATCCAACCACCAGCAAGTGTTACTTTAGATGATACTTTAGTTGAATATAATGATGGAACTGTAATTGTAGCTTTAGATGTATCAATAGGTGCTTCTCCTGATAGCTTTGTTGATTACTACCAAGTAGAATATAAATTAAGCACAGATTCAGATTATATTATTTATGCTCAAGGTTCAGGATTAAATCACAGAGTATTAAATGTAATTGACCAAAAAGTTTATGATGTAAGAGTTAAAGCTGTTAATAGTTTTGGTGTCTCAAGTAGTTATGTAACAGCACAGAGAACTATAATAGGTGCAGTAGAGCCACCTAGTGATGTAGAAGATTTTTCATGTAATATTGTAGGACAAGAAGCACATTTAGGTTGGACACAAATACCTGATCTTGATTTAGCATATTACAGTTTAAGATTTAGCAAAGAAACTGATGGAAGTGCAACATGGTCAAATTCTGTTGCATTGGTAGAAAAAATATCAAGACCAGCAACTTCTATATCTGTACCAGCTAGACAAGGAACTTATTTAATAAAAGCAGTAGATAAACTTGGTAACTTTAGTTCTAATGCAACTGCAATTATTTCTAATGTAACATCTGTATTAAACTTTAATGCAGTAGCAACTCAATCAGAACACCCTAATTTTTTAGGAACTACTACTAATGTAATTGTTGATAATAATACTTTAAAATTAGATTCATCTGAATTGTTTGATAGTGCAAGTGGAGATTTTGATACAGAATCTACTAGATTTTTTGATTCTGGTGTTTCTAATGCTGATTTTTATGCAAGTGGTAATTATTTATTCTCTGATATAATAGATATTGGCTCTAAACATACTGCTAGAATTACAGCGAGTTTATCTCAATCATCTGACAACCCAGATGACTTATTTGATAATAGATCAGGATTATTTGATTCTTCTTCTTCAAACTTTGACGGAGATACTCCAGCTAACTCAAATGCTCATTTAGAAATAGCAACATCAGATGACAATTCTACATACACAGCTTTTCAAACATTTGTAATTGGAGATTATACTGCGAGATTTTTTAAATTTAGAGTTGTTTTAATTTCAAGAGATTTAGCTTCTACTCCTGTTGTATCAGAAGTAACAGTAACGATTGATATGGTAGATAGAATATTTAGTGGCAACAATATAAGTTCAGGTGCTGGAACTAAAACAGTAACATTTACAAATCCATACAAATCTGTTAATTATGCAGTAGGAATTACAGCAGAAGATATGGAGACAGGCGATTTCTTTACAGTATCTAATAAAACAGTTAATGGCTTTGATATTTTATTTAAAAATTCTGGTGGAACAAATATATCAAGAACATTTGATTTTATTGCAAAAGGCTTTTAAAAGGAGTATAAGAACAACATGGCACAAGGCGATTATTTAATTCAGAACCAATCTTTTCCCTCTTTTCGTAGCGATTTAAATTCTACTTTAGAGGCTATCAATACATCTAATTCAGGAACTTCAAGACCAAGTTCTGCTGTAGCTGGTACGATTTGGCTAGATGTTACTTCGGCAACTACCCCAACTCTAAAATATTATGACGGGGCAGATGATATATCACTTGCAACTTTAGATCACACAGCTAACACAGTTAATTGGTTAGATAGTTCAGTAATTTTTGACATTGTAAATGACACAACACCACAATTAGGTGGCCAATTAGATGTTAATGGAAATGCTATTGGAGATGGAACTTTAGAATTATTAAAATTTTCAGAAACAGCTAGTGCAGTTAATGAAATTACTGTGGCAAATTCATCTACAGGAAATGGCCCTATTCTTTCAGCAACAGGAGATGACACAAATGTAGATATTAATGTTAATCCAAAAGGTACAGGAGTTTTAAAATCAGGTTCATCAGCAGTTAAAATTGCTGGTAAAGAAACAATATGGATTCCAGCGATTGCTATGTATCCTAGTGAAACAGGAGGTTCTCCAGGATCTGAAACAGTTGAAATTACAGCAGATGCAAATAGACCTGTTTTAAAGGCAATAGCTTTTGATAAAGATTCTGATGAATATGCACAATTCTCTGTTGCTTTTCCTAAATCATGGAATGAGGGAACAATAACTTTTCAACCTTATTTTAGTGCTAATTCAACAAATACAGGAACTGCAAAATTTATGTTAAAGGGTGTGGCTATTTCAGATAATGATGCAATTAGCCAAGATTTTGGAACTGCTCAAGGTACAGCAAAAGCACATAGTGGCACTGCTTACGATTTAAATATTGGTGCTGAATCAAGTGCGATTACAATAGCTGGAACACCAGCAGAGGGAGATCAAATATTTTTTGCAATATTTAGAGATGTTTCAGAAGATACCCTAACATCAGATGCTCTTTTAACAGGAATTAAATTACATTTCACTACTGACTCTGCCAATGATAACTAAAGGTATTAGGTTATGAAAAATTTAAATAATGTTGTTATTGTAGAGGGAAAAAATCATAAACAACAAAAAGGGCCTAAAAAAAAAATGTTTGGCTATCAAGTCTTGGGATTTGGTAGTGGAGGTGGTGCTTTACCACCAGCTTTTATTGTTGCCACAGGAGGTTCTATTGCTACAAGTGGAGATTATAAAATTCATACTTTTACAGGGCCAGGAACATTTTGTGTTACTGCTGGTGCTGGAGATTTAGCAATTACAGATTACTTAATCATTGCTGGAGGTGGTGGTGGTGGTACTTGTGGAGGAGGAGGAGGAGGTGCTGGAGGTTTTAGAGAATCTCAACAACCTTATGCCTCTCCTGTATGGTCAGCTTCTCCTTTAGTAACTTGCGTAGGAATACAAATAACTCCAGGTGCTTTTCCTGTAACTGTAGGTGCTGGTGGTAGTGGTGGAAACCCAAACTCTTTTACAAATGTTGGTGCATCAAATGGTGGCGATTCAATATTCTCAACAATCACATCATCAGGTGGTGGTGTAGGTGCTACTTCTTTAGGAGGTCTTGCCACAGATGGTGGATCTGGTGGTGGAGGGGGTGGTGCATATCCTCCTGTTGGATTACCAGGTGGAATAGAGGGAGATGGTAACACGCCTCCTGTCAGCCCATCTCAAGGAAATCCTGGAGGGAGAGGAATGACAAGCCCATCAGTTAGACCATCAGAATGTGGTGGTGGAGGTGGTGCTGGTGGTTCTGGTACAGCTTCTAATAATGGATCTAGTGGTGGGCCAGGTGGAAATGGTTTAGCTACTTCAATATCAGGTTCTTCTGTTACAAGAGCTGGTGGAGGAGGAGGTGGAACTTTTGGGCCGACTAATTGGGGTTATTCAAATCCAGCTGGATCTGGTGGGCCAGGTGGTGGAGGAGATGGTAAAAGAGGAACACCACAAGGAACAGGAGGAACTAGAGGAGATGATGCTACTGCAAATACAGGAAGTGGTGGAGGTGGAGGTGGAAGACCTTATGCCCAAGCTAGTGACGGTGGTGGAGATGGTGGATCAGGAATAGTAATTATAAGGTATAAATTTCAATAAAAAAATTATGGCACATTTTACAAAAATATCTGAACAAAACGAAGTTTTACAAGTTGTTACATTAAATGACTCTGATATGTTAAATGAAGATGGTCTTGAAGATGAATCAGTTGGACAACAATATTTACAAAAACATAATAATTGGCCATCACATTTATGGATTCAAACTTCTTATAATACAAAACAAAACACACACAAATCAGGAGACAACACAAAAGCATTTAGAGGTAATTATGCTGGAATTGGATACACTTGGGATAATACAAACCAAATTTTTTGGCCACCAAAACCTTATCCATCTTGGGTAAAAAATGTTACAAATGCTAAATGGGAATCTCCTTTAGGAGATCCTCCAGCTTTTACAACTGAACAACAAACACAAATAAATAATAGTGAAAATGCGTGGGCTTATATTTGGGATGAATCAGTTTATGATAATGACAATACAAATGGATGGACATTAGTAGATTTATCTAGTTAATATATATTTTTTTGATGCACAAAAAAGTTTTAAGTGAACAATCATTGTATCATGGCATGATTAATATGCCAAAAGATTGGGATATTGATAGAAATGAATTAGCTTTATACAGTTTAGAATCAAAATTATATAATAGTGAATTTAGATTTTCAAAAACTTGGGATAAATTAAACTGTTATATAAAAGATCATTTTCGTGTAAGACAAAATTTATTTTTAATTAATAAAAAAACTTGGTCAAATATTTATAAACCTAATGAAACAAGTGAACCTCTTTTACAAATAAATCCTACAGAACTTAAAAACTCTCCAGATTTTATTTTACTTTATGGTGTTAAAAGTGAAGATTGTAAAGTAACAATATATTATGATGATAATAGAAGAAAAGGAAAAACTTGGACTATACCCTTAATAGATAATAAATTTATAATGTTTCCATCATCAAATAGATATTTTATTAAAAACAATCAAAAAGATAATATAAACTTTATATTAACTATAACCTATGAATACGTCTAAAATCTATTGGGCATCTGCTGGATTTAGCGAAACACTTGATTGGAATATTCTTTATTCAGATCCTGAAAATTTATTTAAATCTACATTACAAAAAAAAGACACTAATTTAGATAAAACAAACAATTTATTTTTATGCCCATCAGTTAAAAATTTATTTGAAAAAATAATAGTTGTTAAATGTCCATTAACATCTCATTATAAAATAGATAATAATAAAGTTACACCTATTTCAAATAACTATTTGTCTTGGGATATTCCACATAAACCAAATTTAAAAAATAGTTTTTTATTTACAATTAATATTCCTTATGTTTTTTTTAGTGAGGAAGATATTGAAATGACTATGACTTCTCCTTTTTTTTCTAATAGCCAACATTTAAAATACGCTTCAATCGTTCCTGGTACTTTTAATATTTCACAATGGTTTAGGAGTGTTAATTTTGAATTTAATGTTTGGCAAGGTAATGAATTTAAAATAGAAGAAAACGAAGATATGGTTTATTTTAATTTTAACACTAAAAAAAAAATAGAGTTAGTTAGATTTGATTTAAACACAGAATTAAGAAAAATATTAAACACTTGTGCAGA